ATAATACGCCTCGATGGATGAAACTGTAATCCACCTCTACCATGTATATGTGGAAATGGATCATGATAATTGTTTAGTATATGTATTAAGTTTTTCATTATATACTAATCTTAGGATGTGTTTAAATATTGTTATAAAAAGATTTAAACAGTAATTAAGTTAATTCTTAATAATGAGTGAATCAATTTGCAATGCAATTTATAAAAATAGACCTCATCTTAGTGATAATAGTATTAAAACATATGGTAGTATCCTCAAGAGTCTTTATAAAAATATGTTTGATATTGAAGACGATGAGGATCTCGTCATAGATCTTACTAAATTCAATGATAACAAAAAAGTATTAGCTTACCTTAAAACAATGGATGTAAATAAACGCAAAACTATATTATCCGCTTTATTCGTCCTTACTGAAAATAAAGCATATCGTAAACAGATGGTTCACGACATCGATAAATATAATAAAAACATGGACAAACATGAAAAGACCGAAGAACAAAAAGAATCTTGGTTAGATACTCAGGAGATTAAAGAACTCATCGAAGGAATGGAGAAGCATGTTAAAACATTGTATAAAAAGGATGTATTAGCCATGGAAGATTTACAAGAAATTCAAGGTTATGTTTTACTTTGTGTTCTTGGCGGTATTTATATACCTCCTAGGCGTTCTATGGATTTCTGTGATTTTAAAATAAAAAATATTGATACTGAGAAAGATAATTACATGTTAAAAAATGTGTTGATTTTCAATAGCTATAAGACATCGAAAACCTACGGGCAACAGAAAGTTACAGTGCCTAGGAAACTAAGCATGATTTTGAAAAAGTGGATTTCTCGTAATCCTACTGACTATTTATTTTTTGATAAAAATTCTAATCCACTAACAAATGTTAAACTGAATCAGAGACTGAATAAATTATTTGGTAAAAAATCAAGTGTGAATGCTTTACGCCATACATTCCTTACTGATAAATATTTAGATCATTCTGAAAAAGACAAAGAATTAAAAGCCGACGTAAAAGATATGGGTACATCACCATATCAGGCCATACATACTTATATTAAAGAATAATTATAAGTCCTCATCTGACGATGTAGCCTCATCATCAACTTTACTAATTCCTTTACCCTTAACTACTTTTCTTTTTCCTTTGCTATCTGTGCGGGGTATATCTAAAAGAAAAGTATCTAAATTATAATATTCTAAAAACCCCTTTCTATATTTTTCATTCTTCTTTACTTTACCACCAGTAATAATTAGTGGTCGTAATGGAACTGAAACAGCATCATTATAAACTGCCCTTAGTTCATCAGCATCTAAATCACTACTCCATTCATTCATAATTGCGGTTTGTTCACGTTTACTACCACCTAAATCTAATAGAACTAAGTATGATGAATTTTTTCTAATAAATTTAGGTATGTCATAAAATGACTGACTTAAGAATACTACAGATACATTTCTCTTACGTGCCCTCAAGAAATAATCACAAACACTTTCTAAATTTTTCGATAGAACTAAATCGTCCCATACTACTAAATGATTATATTCTTTGTCCATGTCATCTAGTTTAGGTGTATTAGACATACCTTCTTTAATTTTGATTTGTTCGAACTCACCTTCTAAATATTCATATAATGGTTCGGCTTTGTTTCGTGTGATAATAGTTATATCCGCAAATGTGCCCTGACCAGATGAGAACACTTTAATTAAGTTCAAAAGGAAATTAGTTTTACCAGTTCCTGATGGTGCTACAACACACATTCTAAAAGGCAATTTAATGTTATGTAAATGCTCATTAGGATTAGAAACTTTATCAAGATATTTTTTTGGTATAACTTCGTAGAAATTGATAATTTCGCCGTTATCGATTGTTGCTTTTTTTGGTGGCATTATATAATAGTAAGAAATATATTTTTATAACCTTATTATATTATAAAGATAAATTTAGATTATCATTATAATATGGCAGAATACACACCACCAACTGATAATGTTCCAATCTTCGATGTTACGAATTTCGCACCATCTGGTTCAGGACTTACAGAGGCACAAATCGCTTCTAAATTTTTAAGGTTTCCTACAGGGCAAGGAACTGAAACATTACCCGCACTAATTACTGGGTCTATTACAGCACCTAATATAATGAATATCGTTATGCCTAATGCTTTAGCATCTAATGTATTGAATGTAGGAGTTGTAAGTCGTAATATATCTGGACAAGTTCATCACTATTCTGATGGTGATAATTGTGTCGCTGGTGCAGGCGTGCATTTAAATAATGGAGTTAATAATGCATCAACAACAAATATAGCAAATGGTACTACATCCACGGGAACAGTTAATATTATGTCAGGGACTAACTCATCAGGTGTAATTAATATTGGTGCAACAAATGGTGCAACTGATACAACAACATTTATGTCAGGTATAACTACTATTGATAAATTAAAAACAAATTTAATTAGCGGAACAGCAAATAATGTAGTTATGAATATAGGTCAAGGTATAACTATAGGTGATACAGGTGTTGGTATTAATCTTGGTAATGACCTTACGACAGGAGCTTTAAATATAGGTAATTCACAAACATCTGGTAATATTGGAATAGGCACACTTGCAACAAGGAACGGGTCTATAAATATTGGGACAGGTGGTTCTTCGACAGCATCTATTGGAATAGGTGGGGTTGGTTCAACGACTAGATTAAACTCAACTACTGTATCATTAGGACCACAAACACCACAAAACAGTTCATCAACTATTACAATCGGTGCTGTAAATGGACCTAATACTACACTTACAACCGTAAACGGAAGACTTACAGCTACAGCAACAACAAATATTAATACCACAGGAGGATTACCAACAAATATAGGCGGTAGTGGTTCAACTACTACTATTAATGGTGGGGTAAATATTAATCAAACTGGCGGTGGTTCAACTACAATCGGAACTAGCACCGTAGGAACTACTACTTTATTAGGTTCAAATGTGACTATGAACGGAACTACTAATAATATAATTGGAACAGTTAATATTAATGGTATAGGTTCAGGTGCGACTACTACATCACTTATTACTATTGGTAATGCAACAGTTGGAGGAATAACAACATTGTCAAGTCCAACCGTTAATATAGGTAATGCTGATTCACTTATAAATATGAATGCAACAAATATTAAACAATCTATAAAAACATTAAATGGAACTATAATTGAGAATGTAATTGGCGATACTACAATAGTTCCATCAATGTCAACTACTTTTAATCGAAAAAATTCAGCTACACTTTCAGGTTTATCTTGTTATACAATTACATCTAATGCATCAGCACAATTTACATCTCAATATTTTGAAATTTTGGTATCAGGTTGTAATGCGGGACGAGGTAGTTATACATATAAGGGTTGTTTCGGTGTTGAAAAAATAGACACTGGAAATATGTCACCATCATCTGTAAGCACATTATTTTATTTTGGAACAGGGATATCGCCACCAACTACAACAGTTATTCCAGTTATTACTTTTACAGCAACACAACAAGTATTAACTGTATTAATCAATACATCAGGAGGTAGTTCAACAGACCAAAATTTTGTAGCAACACTTACATCATATCCAACAAGTAGTAGACGAGTATCAGCACCTCAATTAGAAGATTTTTTAATTTCAGCGGTTTAAACTTTTTCAAAAATTTAATAATATATTAAGGGATATAAACTCTTAATATATTATATAATATAATGTCTATTTCACAAACACAATTAAAAGGAACAGTCGTTCTTAATTCTGATGCAGGTGCAAATCTTACTGTTGGTAATGCTACAGCAACTAATGCAATAACAGGAACAACTAATATTAATACAACAGGAGGAGGGACAACAACCATCGGAACGGCTAATACTGGGACTACAAATATTAAAGGAAGAATTTTAAATATATTAAACGACGTTATAACTGGTGCATCTCCTTATCCAACTATTAATATAGGAAGAAATAATACTTCTGGACCAGATAGCACAACAACTAATATTGATGGAACTGTTAATATAGGATATCTTAGTGGTGGGGATACAACAATAAATCAACTTTATACTGATTGGATTTATGCTGTAACAGATGCATCGACTTTAAATGTAGGTGTAAATTTGATTACAGGAGACCCTATTAATAATAATATAGCGATAAGTATAGGTGAAAATTTGTCATCTGGTAAAATTGAAATTGGAAAAAATCAAACAACTGGAACTATAGAATTAGGGGCAGGTTCGGCTACTACAAACACTAGAAATATTACAATTGGAAATACTACAGGTTTATTTGATACAAACACCACATTAACAGGTAAAACAACTATTTCTAAATTAGCAACACCATTAACACCTATATATGCATATCCTGTTATAGGTGTAGACCAAATTGGTTATTCTGTTAAGGTTGATATTCCAGTAAATACTACTATTACTACCGCACAGATGACATTAGTAACTCTTCCATCTGTTAGTTCTGGAAAATGGCTTATTAGTTTTTTAATGATGATAAAAGGAGGTGTTACTAATAATATAGGTGTTAGTAGTATTTTATTCAAAGATACAACACCATTAACATATGCAGTTACATGGGTTGGCGGAACAAGTGTTAATTCATCAAATAATATTGTATTATGTGATGATGTAACAGTAGGTAGCACATCGGTTTATAAAATTAATACAGTATGTAATCAAGCACATGCTACATCTCTTGCATTTACAACATTGACAGCCCCAATTTTTACTATTAATAATGCGGGATATTTACAAGCAACTAGAATAGCCTAAATCAATAAATTTTATAAATATATTAAGGGATATAAACTCTTAATATATTATATAATATAATGTCTATTTCACAAACACAATTAAAAGGAACAGTCGTTCTTAATTCTGATGCAGGTGCAAATCTTACTGTTGGTAATACTACAGCAACTAATGCAATAACAGGAACGACAAATATTAACACATCTGGAACATCAAATACATCAATTGGTGTCGTTGGTTCAACTACGGCAATATTAGGAACAGTAAATTTTAATATAACAGGAGCAGGCAATACAACAATTGGCACGGCTGGTAATACTACATCTATTCGAGGAACAACAAATATTAATACAACAACTAGTTTAAACACAACCATAGGGACAAGTGCAGGAGGAATATCCACTATTCAAGGGGCTACGGTAAATGTAACTGGAACAACTACAGCAATTTCAGGAGCTACAAATATTAATACATCTGGTAGTTCTACTACAACTATCGGTAATATATCAGCGGGTGGTATAATAAATATGAATAGTCCAGATATTAACATTGGAACTACAACATCATTTGTTAATCTTGGAACACTTACAGGTGCAGGACAAAATAGATTAAATAAACCATTAACCCCTTTATATGAATCATCAGCTATTGGTGTTAATAATATAGGATATACTGTTTATGAAACTTTAACATTAGGACAAATAGACCCTTATAGTGACCGTAATATGTTTCCAGCTGTTACACTACCAAAAGGTGTATGGTTAATTCAATGCACCGCACGAATCAATTCAGACAATGCTTCAGGAACTAATATAAATGATTATGTTTTTTGGTGTAGGGATAGTATTGATTATAATGTAAGACCTATTTTTATGTTCGGAAATAGTAATACATTGTTGGTAAAAACATTAACTAATTCAACATCTGCTATTATTACATCAGACGGAACTACAAGTTATACTATTGCATTTTACATGACGTATACTTTAAGTGCACCTGATATTTTAAGATTACAAACAACTGGTGATTATAAATCATCTGTAAAAAGAACGAGAATTGCATAATAATTATAAAGATTCAAACACATATATTTACATGGTTGAAATGTCAGAAATATTTTGGAGTTCGTTTATTACAATCGTAAGCGGTCTAATTCTTGCAATTATAGCAATGTGTTATAAATCTAAATGCACAGAAATACAATGTGGATGTATAAAAATAAAAAGAGATGTAGAAACAGAAGAAAGAGAACATGAGTTTGAAATTACTCATCCGCCTAATAATCCAATTGGACAAGTTTAATAAAAAATTATAAAATATTAAGGGATATAAAACCTTAATATGTTATAATAGATAATGCGTAAAAAGTCTCAAATGAAATACGAATCTGATTCTGATTCTGATAGTGAAACAGAATCTAAAAAAATAATTATGAAATTAATTAAAAAACATTCTAAAAAACATGGAACAGGATTGTTTGATGATATTGGAAGTTATGTTACAAATAAAAAAGGTTTAGCGTCTGATGTTTTACAATATGGATTACCAACAGCAATGGGTGCTGTTGGTTCTATGGGTGGTCCAGCTGGTGCTATTGCTGGTAAAGAAGGAGGAGTTTTATTGTCTAAAAAAATAGCAGAAGATAATGACATGAGTCGTCGGAGTCAAGACCCATTAGACAGCGGTTATTTACAACAACATGATGCTAAACAAAAAACACAACAAAATAATAATAATAATAATAATAAACCAAAACCATATGACCCATTGACAAAAGAAGAACGAGAATATTTAGATGAACATAATAGAAATCTTGAAAAAAAACTTCGTGATGGAACACTTGAAAGTTATGATTACACAGACCTTAAAAGGGGGATTATTAAAGGTAATGCAAAAAGGTCTGAAGCTGAACAACAGTTTTATGATATGTTTCATGGTAATGGAATTCATATCGATGTTAATTCACATAATGCATCAGGAAGTAAAGCTAAATCTGGTATGGGTTTCTTTGATGATTTTGCTGATGATTTACGCCCTGTTAAACATCATGGAATGCCAGTGAAACCAGTAAAAGATAAACAAATACCAGAAGAAATGAAAGTAGGTGAGGGTTTGAGATCACGTAAAAAATCTAAAGATCATGTTTCACGACGTGCATTTGATGAATATATTAAAAATGAAACAGAACGATTATCACGAAAAGATTTAGCTGAATCACGAGCTGTGCGTAGTGGTAAGAGAGCTAAACCAGCAGGTGGTTATGGATATGGACTCAAGGGATCGCCTGAGATGGCCGAAAAGATGGCAAAGCTACGAGCAATGAAAAAGAAATAACAATATTATAAAAAGAAATTATTATTATAAGTAATATGACTCATAAAATACATAACATTCATCCTAATTATAAAAAAGAGGAAATATGTAAATATCCTAATAGAACAAGAATTAGCGGAGGTGCAATTAGTGCGTCAAACTTAAAACAATTTATTGAATCATCGTATAAACCAATAGAACAAAGACCTGAAAATATTAATGGTTATATACTCGATAAAGAATTAACACAACCTACAGCTACTGTATATAATAATCCTAATAATAATCATTGTGTTGTTGTGCATAGAGGAACAGAGAAGACCGCTAGTGATTGGAGTAATAATGCAATGTATGCCGTAGGTGCATACGATATGACTGATAGATTTAAACAAGGACGTGAAGTGCAAGAGAAAGCACAAAATAAATATGGTGTAGGTAATGTATCTACAGTAGGACATAGCCAAGGTGCAGTGCTTAGCCGTAAATTAGGTAAGGATACTAAAGAGATCATTAATCTTAATCCAGCATATACGAACGAGCGTCCTATGTATCATGAATATGATATACGTTCATCTGGTGATGCTGTAAGTGCAACGAAAAGTTTCTTTACACCTATGTTTAACATCTTATATCCTTCAACTAAAGGTAATGTCCTTACAATTCCAAGTGCTAAACCATATAGTGTGATAACAGAACATAAACCTAATATTTTAGATAGATTACCACCAAACCAAATGATAGGAAGATAATTATATACTCAATTAATTAATATTGTTATTATAAAATAACGATATTAATATATACTTTACGGATAACACCAGAGAAGAATGATAGCTAACCAATTTGGACTGAAGGGATCATCGATCCAATCACCCTTTATCATCGTAGCCCTTTTCAAATAGTTATCTCTTCGTTTTTTGTCCATGTGTTTACTCATATCCTGATATAGTATTGACCCAAAGTGAATTACCTTCTCTCCGTTATCAATCATATATTTTTTGTCCTTTTTTGTCGATGGTAATACGTCGAGACCGTAAACCTCTTTTGCACGCTTTTTGACCTTATTTATATCTGAGACCTTTTCTAACTGGGATAATTTACTTTCCATTATTATCTTTTATACTCTTTTTCTCTTTCTCTCTTTACTTAAAATATTTATTAATAGTATCTGTAGTATATATTATAATATCCAAATATCCAAATATCCAAAAATATAGGGGTAAAAACAAACTTAGTAAAAGTAAAAAGACAGTTTCTAAGGGAGTTTATGAAAAAACGCCCTTTAGCCAGAAATTAATGGATACTATTAATAATATTTTTAAGTAAAGGAAAAATGAAACAAAAAAAGAAAAAAAGAAGAAAAAAAGAAGTAAATTACCCCAAATATGTCATAATTCCAAATCCAGAAAAACCAAAATTGGAATTGGATGTATCCAAATTTCAAATTGACTTAAAGAGATATTATGTATATATACTAATGGAATCTCAATACCCAACTTCTGAACAATACATCGAAATTCTTGAAAACGAATTTAATACAGCTTTGTTTTACAAGTCCTTTCGTGAAGGCATGCATGTGTATTCTAAAAAATATTTGTATGGCTATAATATGAATGATAAATTATTATGGTCAGAAATATCATCAGGACAGGTTATAAATGATATGGCATCGTTTTTTAATCAAACATTCAAATTTTATATAACCTTTGAAAAACCAACAAAGGATGATTTAGTTAAGATCCACAAAAAAACAAATAAAATATGTTCTGAAAATAAATTAAGAGGTATATATAAACTATATGAAGCGGAAATTATTAATGATAATTTCATGGACGAACTTAACAGAGTATTACCACATCACCTACCTATTAAAGATTGTCAAAAAATTGATTTAAGAACAGGTAAGGTAGAACAACTGACTAAAAATGATAAATTTTCATTTTCATGTCCTGTATCATATACTAAAGAACGACCAGACGAATTAATGAATATGTTAAAGTCTATCGCATGTCATAAAGATGAAGACTTAAAATATATTCAAAAAATGTTAGGTTATGGCCTAACAGGTCATATTGACTCAAGAGTATATTTTATTTTATTTGGAAAAGGTCGTAATGGTAAAACCGTATTACTAAACCTTATGTCTAAAATATTATGTGCACAATATCAAGCTGTTTCTAAATGTGTATTCATCAATAATAATTCAGGTAAAACTGGAGGTTCTGAAGTATTACAACTAAAAGATTGTAGAATGGCTACCTTTTCAGAAACAAACCCTAACGATGAATTAAATGAATCAATTATTAAAATGATTAGTGGCAATGATTCTATTACAGCTCGTGGATTATATCGTGAACCAATGACATTTACACCATTATGTAAATTAATTTTATGCACCAACTTTAAACCTGATTTCAATGCTAACGACAAGGCTAGTGTTGATCGTGTTCGTTTAGTTCCATTAAATGCTCGTTTTGTTGAAAAACCAATTAAAATAAATGAATACCTTCAAATTAATGGTATTGACAAAATTATTGAACAAAAATATTTAAATGAGTTCTTTTCATGGTGCGTAGATGGTGCAATTGAATATTATAAAAAACCAGATTTTACACCAGTAGGAGAGATGTTAGAAGCTCAAAATGAGTATATACAAGAACAATCAAATGTTAGCAATTATATTGATGATATGTATGATATTGGTTCTGATGACGATATTATATTAAAAACAGAAGTAAAAAGTAATTACGACCATTGGTGTAAAGAGAATTCAATTAAAGCTATGAAAATGGGTGCATTATATAGTGCTTTTGATGATAAATTTGATAAATCTATTAAATGTCAATCAAAAGGAATTTATAAAAACAAATGGGTATATAGAGGACTCAAACTAAAAATAGATGAACCAGTTCACGACTTAGACGCATAAATAAAATACAAATATATATAAACACTAGTTTGTGTTTATATATATAATGAAAGATGAGTTAATAAATAAACTACCAGATGATGTGATGGCACATGTAAAAACATATCTACCTATAACTCGTTATGATTGGAAGAAGGGATCTTATATAAATAGGAATATGTATCATTCTGATTATTATAGAATAAACTTTTTGAAAGAAGAATTATTTATGAGGTCATATTTTCATTACATGCGTATGAATATATATGTTGATTGTATTCGTAAAATTATAAGAAATGATATTAATATAGTCAATACTGTATTTTATGAACAGATGTTAAATGATGCTATTCTTAATTAAAGAAGATACTAATTTTATATATAACATGAAGTATGTTATATATGAAATAAGACATAAACTAATTCCTACTGAATTCTATATAGGATCAACTAATAATTTTAGTAGTAGGAAGAGTAAGCATAAAAAGAATACTACTAATAAAGTAAGTAAACTATACTGGACTAAACTATATTTATTTATTCGTAATAATGGTGGATGGAATAACGTCGAAATGAAACCAATCTTTACAGGTGATGGTTTAGACATTAAACAGAAAGAACAGTATTATATAGACTTACATAAACCTACTTTAAATTCTATAAAATCATTCAAAGAAATATTATTATAATATATATATGTCGGATAGAATTGAATATGCTAGAAAAGTTGTATTAATTAGTTTAGGTCTTATGGGAAATCATCCGTTAGATGATGTCAATAAATTTAATAGTGATGATAAGGAACGGCTTATTACTACTGTCATGGATACTATGACGTTTGACAATAACCAAATCGATTATGCTTTTAATTATTTAAGTATGTGTCATGTAATATATCCAACACATAGATATAGTTATATTGGTTATAAATTTGAGGATTTAGATGACGACTTTTCAATATACTTATATAAACAAATTTAAGAAAAACACCTAAAGAATAAATAACATATATATATAATGTCAGAAATTAAACAACAACAAGAAGATGGACCTAAGGTTATTCAAAACTCTGATTATTTACATGCAACACCAATGCAAATGATTGATCCTATTGAACCAACAGAAATTAATCAATTCGAAAAAGATTTATTAAAAGGAACTATCACACCAGCTGAACTTATTGAATCTGAAAAAGAAGAAAAGAAACCACTATCTAAAGCTGATATCGAATATCTATCACGACGTGAGTATATTACAAAAGTAAAAGTTATTGGTTTGCATCGAATGGGGAAACACCCACTATATAACGGGAGTTTACTTAAACCACGAGAAAAAGAAAAGCTAAAAACATCTATGGAGAAAATCATGACGCTTACAGATGACCAAATTCAACGTGAATTTAACGATATTTGTATTGATAATTTATTTGATAATACTACAGATTATTCTACTTATCCTGTATATGATCCACTCCTCATGCGGTCTAACCCTAGTAGGGAAATTACACCAGATAAAGATGATAGAGAAGAAGCCTTAAACAGAAATTATTGTTAATCATTCTTTTTATTTGTATTTTTACTAATTTTTTTATTTGTATTTAAATATATATTTATTTATATATTTAATGTCAGGACAACCAGTAAGAAAGCCAACAGATATACAAGCATTTAGAAATGCATATATGGAAAACCTTGAAATGCAAGATCAAATAAATGCTGAAAATCTTGAAGCAAATAAGGTCTATAAAGCTACAGGTGCATTACCACCAAAAAGCACAATAACAGATACACGAACAACATCTGAAATCCTTGCAGATGTAGAAGGACTGAAAATTAGTTTAATTGCAACACTTAGGCCATTATTTGATCCATTTATTGCATCACAAGTATTACAACGTATTCAACGAAGTCCATTAAATGCAGATGGTGGTTTATTTACGTTCTTTGCACAACGTGCTGATGAGTTTGTTGCAAATATACAAAAACAATATAAGTATGGTAATGTGGGTGATGAAAATGATGTAGAACAATTTGTAGCATTTTTAGAAAAATCATTTAGTTCAACCAAAATGATGTCATCTACCGTGCGTGGATATTTTGATACTAAAGATCCAAATAAATCGGGTATATCTAAGGGTGAAATCGATAAATATAATGCAGGTATTCTTGATTTTAGAAATCAATTAGTAAGTAATATATTTAAAACATTAGCAAATTTAAAAGATGTACAAGCTAATGAATTGATTTTAATGATTACTCAAATTCTAGAAGGTCATCTAGAGTTTGTAAATTCTGAAAAATATTTAGCAGTTCAAAATGATTTTACAAAAGTTATAGAAGAAAAAGATAAAGATTATGGTGAGTTAAAATTTGTTATTGCTGATGTATACCAAATGTATCAAGATTATATGAAAGATTTACCATCAACAATGATTCTAAATACATTATTACAACAACTAGAGAAATCATTAGGTAATAAGAATAAAGAATTAACTCGTCAAATTTTACAAAATATTATTGGTGTTTTACCATCATTATCATCTATTGAAAAATTAGAAAAATATTTTGATATAATTCCAAATGAGCGTGCAGATCAATTAAATCCACCACGACGAGAACGACCAAGTGGGCAACAGATGCAAATACAACAACAACAACAACAACCACCGCCGCCATCGGGAGATTTACCACTTAATATAACAGAAGATGAAATCGAGCAAGCAGTTGAAGAATTAGAAGATCATTTATTTACTAAGGCTATGAATGTAGAAGGTATGATTGAAACCGAAGATGAAAAACAACTTTTAGATAGAATTATTGATGCTGTATCAACGGAATATATTACAAATTTAAAACTTGGTAAGACACACGATGAAGCAAAAAGAATATCTATAGATATGGCTATTGATAATTTTAATCATTATTTTAATCAAAATATACCACATGGAACTATGGGCTATGGATTAAAGAAACGTCGAGGAAGACCTAAAGGAAGAGGGATTAAAAAAACATTTGATGATTATAAAGATCCAGACGCAGGCATTAAATCTAAAACTCCATTTATTTCATTTGGAAAACACTTCATTAATAATAACAAACTTCAAGACGGTATTATATCACTACGTCATAAATCAGGTGCAGGACTTCCTAATCTTCCATCACGTAAAGTAAGCCCTAATCTTTCTGGAATCATTAAAACCATCGTAGGTGGTGGTATGCCTTCATATAATGACGTAGATAAATTATCAGATGAGGAAAAGAATTACCTTCATCAAATCTCTAAAAAATCAGATCTAACACAGATGCTAGCAATACCAGCACCTTCAAAAGATAAAATGGAAAAGGATTTTAACCAATTTGAAATTATGAAAGGTGAAATTATGGCAGGGAATGATTCTAAAGATTTAATCAAAAAATTTAAAGTATTACTATTGAAATTAGTCAATACTGGACAATTACCAAAACAACAAGTTCAAGAAATTATGACAGAACTATTGGAAATGGGATATTAACATAAAGGGTTATTATGTATAATCAATAATATGTCAACAGCAGGTATTTACAATTATCATCCGAAGGTTATGCAACCTAATAAAATATTTTCACAAATGACTTCAGGGGGTTTTCAATCACCTTTTTATTTTGGTGGTGCACAGACACCTATAGCTTTAGGATTTTCTACATCAGAACCAACACAAGTATCATATGATTTTACAACTGATAAAATGGCGGGTATGGGTTTGGGTAAACGTGGTGTGCAAGAAACTACCCACGAAAAACATACTAAAATTATGCTACCACGCAACTATAGATTACGTTAAATAATTAAATAAATTCTATTATTATTATAAAGATTACTTTATAATAATAAGTAATATAATGTTCGTTCTCGTATTGAATCAATCAAATATAGTGCCAGATGGGCAAAATAACAAACTTAGATACAAGTTTCCAAACTCTGTAAATCTAAAAGATAAATTTATCGCAGTATCAAGTATAAGCATGTATTACAGTTGGGATAACATCACCGCATTACAAATGAATAATACAATTACATATACATGGACCGTTGGTGTAACCACTACAACTTATACAATTACTATACCCGATGGTTTATATGAAATTTCAGATATTAATTTTTTCATTCAATTTACTTTAATTGCAGCTGGTCATTACTGGACTAATGGAACAGGTGATAATTTGTATCCTTTTGAAATAGTAGTAAATCCAACGAGATATGCTATTCAATTAAATACATACTTAGTTCCTATTGTTGCAACAGCTACTGTTATTTTTCCATCTAACTGGCCTGGGGCAGCTACACAAACCTATAATCCTGTTGTATCATTTCCAGCTAGATTTAATGAAGTCGTTGGATACCCTACAACTTTTTCATCAAATCCAAATGTTAACAATGCTGGCACAGCTGTAACAACACCAGCTAATAACTATGAATCTAAAAATAGTTTGGGGACATTTTCATATCTATCAAACTCAGCACCTCAAGTGCAACCAAACAATAATGTATTATTGGCATTAACTGGAATCAATAATCCATACTCTCAACCATCTAGTATTATTTATTCATTAAATCCATCTGTAGGTGCAGGTGAACAGATCTCAGAAAGACCACCTAATTTCATGTGGAATAAAATTATAGATGGTATGTATAATGAATTGGTATTAACCTTTTTAGGCACTAACCTTGCACCACTAATTATTAAAGATCCTAACATGACTATTCTATTGACTATTAGGGATAGAGATGAACACTTAATGACCTCTAAATAATTATACTATTTATTAAAATAACTATATATATAAACTATCTAAAGATAAATTATATTATATATATAATGTCTAAATTTACTGACCAAAATATTAATACTATGATTGACGATTTAATGTGTGAAAAAAACTCGTTGATGATGGAACTAAAAAATGATAAAGAAATGAAACACTACCAGTTTCTAGTTCAGAAAATGGGTTTAATGGATATTATGATTAAGAATATGATTAAATACCGTAATGTAATTGTAAAAGATAAACTAAAAGCAGACCTATAAAGATTAAAATGATATATAGTATAATGAATATATGCCCGTCATCACATTATACGCCAATTGATGTAGTAAATGATTTATTAAAAGATATATCATTTGATCCATCTGATATTACATTAGAACCATGTAAAGGTAGAGAGAACCGAATATATGATCTTATACCATATAATAAAGAATGGTGTGAAATAGAAGAAGGAAAGGACTTTTTCGAATATACAGGAAATCCAACAAAAATAATAACTAATCCACCATATAAATCTAATGGTCAAACAGAAAATATATTTATAAAATTTATTGAACATTGTTTTAAGGTATGTTGTGGCGAATGTTGGTTTTTATTTAATAATCAAATGTTCAATAGTATGACACCTGTAAGACTACATAAATTTTTAAAACAAGGATGGAAAATAACCCTTTTAAGAATACTAAATATAAAATGTTGGTTTGGTAGATATTATTGGATTTGTTTTAAAAAGGGTATTTGGGAAATACCAAATGAAAAATCTATAAGAATTTTATAAAATAATCTAAAGACATAAAACATAATATATTATAATGCCTCATAACATTGTAAGAATCGCAAAAGTTCCATTCACAAATGGTCATGTATCACCAACACAGAAACGTATGATTGGTAAAGGTAATGGTTCAATATTACTTAAAAAAGGCGGTGCTGGTGGTGCATCGTCATATATGGTTATGGATGACTATATCCGCACTACTGGTAATAATCCACTAGCCCGTAGTACTGGATCAGGTCTTAAAACACTATCTGACAAGCTTGCTAAACTTTCATTAGAAGCTAAACCACTAGTAAAAGGAAAAATTAAAAATATTGTGATGTCAATGTAATATATCATAAATTGATTTAAAGATTATCACACGTTATATACTAATATAATGTGTGACAAATTAGTATTTGATCTTTCTCAAGAAATCGAAGGTAGTCCAAATGTATTCATCCGCAAGGATTGGATCAACATTTTGGACAACCAAAATCAAAATTATAATAATAACCAAAGCATAGTCGATACGAGTCAATTATCCAACAGTAATAAATATATGTCGTATCGGGAGAGTTATTTTTCCGTTCCTTTGCTTCTAACTTTAGCACAAACAGGTGTGTCAGGATCTACAACCCCTGGAACACAACCAGATATTTTTGGTTTTGCACCTGTAACCAGTGCAACAAGTGCTGATTATGCCATGGGTCTTAAAAATTGGTTTGGCCAAATCATTCATAGTTTTACGTTGGATTACAACGGAACGACTATATGCCAACAGACTCCATTTATCAATATGTGGAATACATTTAAACTCCTTACAAGCCTAAGTTTGGACGATATTAATACACAAGGTGCAACAATTGGTTTTTATCCAGATGATGCTACATCATGGAATTTTGCACCAGCTTCAACTGGTCCAGGCCCTTTAACTGCAAGTGTTAGTGCTGATAGGTTGGGCACATGGTATGGTCAAGGCGTATGTAATAATTCAAATGCACAATTTTTTACTCCAGTTAGTGGTCTTCATAATTCCTTTAATTCTGGCGATGGTAATGAAGGATTTCGTAGACGACAAAATTTAATTAACTTTGACATTGACGGTCAAGCTGGAACTTCATTAAATGTAGCTGTTACAACAATTGTTAAATATGGCGATTTATTGTCTGGTTCAAGTGTTTCAGGTGATGGTGCATCAACAGCTACGGCGAATATTTGGAAATCATATATTTCTAGAAAAGTAAATACAATTAAAACAACCAATTCATTTGCAACTCCAACAAAAGGATTTATTCAGCATTGTATTACTGCTACTATTTACCTTAAACATGTTCATTCATTTTTTAATATGTGTCCTCTTCTAAAAGGCGTGTTTATGAAAATGACAATGAATTTGAATAATACCACTACTACTATTAAAGCTATTAATGTTGGTAATGCTACTGCTAATTCTTCAACTAATTCAGAAATTGTTGTAACCAATGTAGCAAATCCTTTAGGTGGTGTTAATCCTGCAATGCTTGCATCTGCGGTTGACACTACTGCGAACAAAAATGGTGCATTTTCTTTATTTCCTTTAACATCTGCTGATGCTGAAGTTAATACAACATTAATTTATGATTACAAAATGAATATTTCTGTTGGATCGGTTATATTAGATAATAGTCTTGGTCTAGGTAGCGATGCTGTAGGCACTTGTTCTAAATCCGTATATTTGTATATTCCTGCATATACTTTTAATACAGCTTTTGAAAAAGCCTATTTATCATCTCCAATTAAACAAATTAAATATACTGATGTATATCAGTATCAAGTAATAGGTGTTCCGTCCAATCAAGTTTTTAATAATTTATTGACAAATGGAATTGCTAATGTAAAGTCCGTGCTAATTTTACCATTCTTTAATCCTAATACAGGAACTGCTGTCGCTCAAACTAATTCGGGTGTTCAATTATGCCCTAATACTGGTTTCTTGAATGGAACGCCTGTTTTTCAGTCGCCGTTTGATCCTGCTGGAACTGGTCCAACTAGTCCAATGTGTTGGTTGACAAATTTCAATATTCAAGTATCTGGACAAAATGCAATTTACAATACTCAACGGTATAACTTCGAACAATTTAATAACCAGCTTTATGGACAGAATGCGGTCAATGGTGGATGCACAGATGGTCTTACTTCTGGTCTTATTGATCGTCAAAGTTTTGATATGGAATATTCATATTACTATGTTAATGTAGAACGCATGTTGCCAGTCGAGGCAAGTGTACCTAAATCAATTCAAATTCTTGGTCAAAATTTATCACTTAAAACTTTGGATCTTTTTTGCTTCGTTGAATATGGTGCCGAGATCTCGATTGATGCACTTACTGGAAGTAGAGTATAGATATTTAATTAATATACTTAATTATTAAATAATAAATAAAAACAAAGAAAGATTATTATAATATAATCTGGTGATTTCTAATTCTATTATAATCAATTTATGCGATAATTAACAAATCATCACATAAAGACATATTCTTAATAATAAGATAATGGAACATTTAACAATTGATGCATCACCATCTCAATTAAGGAAATTGAAAAAAGGAGAAAAAGTAAGAGTAAAAAAAGGAACTGGTTTTAATTTATTAGTTCATCCTGAGACATACAGTCGTGTTTCACGTTCATTTGGTAAAAGTAAAGGATCAGAAATATCATTAACACAAGCTGAAATCGATGCTAATACTGTAGTATCACCAGAACAACACGCACAACTCCAACGTGTAAACCCAGAAGGTAGGGGTATATTTGGTAAAAAATTTGATAAATTTATGAGTAAAACTATAGGTGCTGATAAATATAGTAAAATATATAAAGGTGCTGATAAATTAAAACCATTGGCTAAAGCAGGTGTTAGGGCTGGTATACAGATGGCAGGAACGGCCGCCACTCCTTTTGTTGCAACATATGCACCTATGCTTGCACCTTTTATACCTACCGCTGTGGCTGGTGCATCTATGATAGCAGATGATTATATTGACGATCCTGATTCATACCAGAAACCATTTCGTAAAGAACGAACACCTAAACCACCAAAACCACCAGTTGAAACATCACGACCACGTTCTGGACTTGTTGGACGTAGACCAAGAAATATGAATGAACAAGTTGGTATGATTAGGGATGATGAACGAATGAATCATCGTTATGGAACTAATTATAATTATATGGGACGTGCGGGTATGCAGAAAGCACTTGCTGATAGTCAAAGTCAACAATTAAACGATGAACAAATTGTAGCACGTTATAGACAACCAACTGATTTTAAGGGTCCTTCATCGTATGATCGTATGATGGGTATAACTGGTAGTGGATTTAGTCGTGAATCTGGTGATGTTGGTTTAAAAGGTGGAATGATTCATCAATATACTCCACAGGCATTGCAATCACAACCATACGGTGCTAATTTTCAAATGCAATATTTTTTACCTCCACAATTTCAAAAATATAATTCAGGAACTATTGAAGAGGGTATGATGGGAACAGGTGTAAACTCTCATCCATCACATGTAATGGCACATCTTCCACCAGCATTGCAATCACAACCAATGGGTGCTAATTTTATGATGAAGAATTTTTTACCTGTTCAATTTCAAGAAATGCACAATACTAATCCTATTTTTGTAGGACAAGGTTTAGGCGTGGGTCTTTATGCGGGTAAAGGAATGTGTGGCAATGGTATGTATATTTAAACAATATATATATAAACACAAAATTATATTATTATTATAATATGTCATTATCAGATTCTCAAATACGTGAATTAAGTCAAAAGATGTCAGTTCCTTTAGCGGATTGCATTTTTAAAGATGAATTAAAAGCACCGCTACAATATAATAAATCATATATCATCAATATGGAAGATAGTCATGATGAAAACGGAAATGAAAATGATGGGTCTCATTGGGTATTTTTACAATGTAATAAAACTCCAAATGATAAAATTGAATGTATATACTTTGACCCATATGGACAACCACCGCCAGAAAATGTAAAAAATGTAGTAAAGAAAACAACTGGTAAAACTGGATTACCTTACACAGAAATTGATGTTCAAAGTCTTATGAATAATGCATGTGGCTACTACTGTCTAGCAATGGGACATTTTATTAATGCTTCACAATACCGAAGCAATTCATTATTTCATGATGTAACTACCTTTATGGAAATGTTTGATGATTTAAATAAATCAGTTGATTTTAAAAAAAATGAATATATCTTAAAACACTTTTTTAGGTCATCCGATCCTAGTCTACGTAAAGATATTGAAGTTATTAAACCAATTGATTCTATTACAGCTGAAGACAATGCAGGAGGGATTGATGGTTTTAAAGGTGCTAAACTACCAGTAGAAATTAAAATGATGCCACCTAATAAAAAGTAGATATATATATAAACAGATGATACGTTATATATATAATGGAATCACAAACACCTATATCAGGAAGTGTTAGATATAGTTCTAACACACCCGCACAACGAAATGCAAATAAAAAATATCGTGAAAATAATAAAGAAAGGGTAAATGAACAAAGGCGTGTATATTACCAAAAAAAGAAAGAACTAGACCCGACCTTTTTAGAAATAAAACGATCTAAAGCGAGAGAGTATTATAATAAGAAGAAGTCAGATGAAACTACTGAAACTAAAACTGAAGAGGTTGCACATACTGAAGAAGATTCAAAAGTTGAACATGAAGAACCTAAAACTCCAAAAGAAGAACCTAAAACTGATGCGGAAGGAACAACACCACCAGAAACACCAGTCAAAGCAAAACGAACACGAAAACTCAAAGCCGTTGTCGATGTCGTTAAGTTAGTTATTGAAGAAACACCACAAATTGAAGCACTGGCAACAGACGAAGTGCTGGCATCCGACGAAGCAATCAAGAAACCACGCAAACCACGTGTAAAGAAAGTAATCACCGAAGAGGTTAAAACAGAATAAACCATTAATTATTATTATTAAAGAAGACATCAGGGGAAACCCGAAGGTATTGAGGCCTAAGTGGTATAGGCGTATGACTGTTAATCATAAGATAGTTGGTTCAACTCCAACCAATACCGATATAATAATATCAAACAACTATTTCTAATTGAAGAACAAAATAAACGATGTTATTATATATATACTACACAGTATATATATAAACACTAATTATATTATATATATAATGAATTCCAAAAGAATAATTGATGATTTAGATTTCGTAGAACAAAACCGTGAAATTAATACACGTAATAATTTGTCAGACGATGAAACATTTAAATTGAGGAAACTATATACAATCTATCAAACTATATACGACATGTATTGTATATATAAATCTATAGAATGTAATTTTAATAATTTAGAAAAAGTATATATACAATATTATAATAATAACGCTATTGAAATGATTAATAATATAAATATAGATCCTATTCTAATTCATAACTACGCATATCATGTAGAATCAATTAAGTTATTACAAAAGTTAGCTTATGAAAAGTCTCGTGTAATTACACCTGAACTACCAACACATAATTTATTATTATACGGCGTATGCTTTTCAATTGTTAATTTGTTTTGTCTCAATATTATCATCGCCCGAAACATATATAAAAATCTCTAACAAACTATTCTATATTATTTTTACCAAAAAATGATATAAAATACACATCACCATCTCTTCCTATTTTTTATTAATTCTCAAAACCATCACGACTACTCCGA